GCCGTCTGTGACCCGCATCCTCAACTTCCGCGATCTGGGATCAATCGGCTCCAACCTAGTCTCGTTGTGGCGCGACCTCTCTGGTGTCCCGTGGTCAGTATCCGCTGGCCCAGCTATCGTCTTCCCAGATTTCCGGCCCTGTTTCTTCAGAGTAGGTCCCCGTAACTACGTCATATTTCAACTCTGTCATACCCTGTTTGCCCAGCGTTTTCCATCTAACTTTCCAGGCATGAATCTCGACCGTGTCGTTGTCGTAGTTTCTATGCACTGTCAGGCCCACGTCTGACTTGGCGAACCAAGAGGCGCTGGCCGATATGTCATAGCCTTTCGGAGCGGGGTAGCTGCCATCATTCTGCCTGTACAACTTGGCTGGATGCGCTACGAAAAACACGGCACAGTCATGGGCCGCTGCCCAGTTCCGCACTTTGGTCAGCATATCGGAGATCAGGTTAGTCTCTGATGTTCTCCCTCCGATGGGGAGATCGATATAATTGTAGGGATCGATCACCAAACAACGGCACCCGATGCGGCGAACACTTGCCGTGGCCCGACTTAAAATTTCATCAATCGAAGCTGAGGTGCCATCGCTCTGCTCCATGAAAACGAAGTGGTCATTGACCCACGTCAGGCCCATCTTCATTTCTTCTTCTGTCATGCGTGGGGTCGGGCCTTTATGGAAGGGTTTTCCGATGGCCTTCTCTAATAGCTTGGTGATGTGCATGGCTGGAGGATTTTCAAACGAGCAGACAACCGACTTCCAATCGTACTGACGAGCAAGGTTGAACATCAATTGGTCAACAAACTCTGACTTGCCCATCGACGGGATGCCCGTGACAACGTGGAGCATTCCAGGCTTGATGGTGAACAGTTCGTCAACGCAATCGAAGCCTGTCGAGTTGCCTCTCCCTTCGCCATTGGCGTAGAGGTCATCGACCTTCGCGAAATAATGTTCCGCTGCATACAGCCCAGCGATAGGCCACGGGGTCGCCTCGTCAATGGCGTTAGCCAACGCCGCTTTGCCATGCTTTAGCAAAACATCGTTGGCATCCTTGCAGTCATCAGGCCACTCGACCTGCCAGCATTGCGCCTTGCCGATGCGTCGAGCAAGCTCTTCGGCCAGCGCAGTGCCAGGACCATCCCTGTCACAGGCGATGATGACCTTGTCTGTCTGTTCAAGGATGTCGTTTGCCGCCCAGACGTAGGCAAACTTCCGATCCTCCGAAGGATCGATAGCGCCCTCACTCACCTTCATAGGTGCCCCATTCGGGGCGGAGATGCAGTTCCTCAGAGAAGCCTCTCGTCCTGAAAGAACATCGAGTTCGCCTTCAAAAATTATTATTGGTTCGCCAATAGTTACTTTCTCAATGCCATAGAAGGTGTTAGCTGCACCGTCCTGAGTGAAGCCCTTCTCCTTGACGCCTCGCCACTTGATTGCGTATGGCTGATCGCTGCCGTCATGGTAGGGAAACCCTACGCACAAGGTGTCGCCGCCAGCACTGCGAATGTAGCGGGTGGCTGAGATCACACCAGCCTGTACTTCCTTGCCGATGCCGCGCTCATCCAAGAAGTCTGCCACCCGCCGATCCAGTTGACTGGGTGGAGGCGGTGTGAACTTCACCACGTTGGTTGGCGGTAGCTCTTTTCGTAGGCTGGCCCCACCACGCTCACCGCAGTGGTGACACATCCACTTGATGTCAGGCCACTCTATCTTGAGGGAGAGAACCCGCTCGCTCTTGTGCGAGCCTTTACGCTGGTCGCTGCACGCTGGGCAGGTTCGTCGGAATTGTCCATTGGGTTTGCTTGAATATTCACTGGTCAATACTTCTGTTATGTCTGTCATCTGTGGTCACCTCCATCACACGAGTCAAATACAATCTAGCACGATCCGGCCCAAGCGCAAGCATCCGATGCGCGAGCTTTGCCACAGAGCCAGCATCCAGGTCAGCAGCAATGCACACTTCCACGAAATCTTTACCCTTCCCGTCGCCAATCCAGGCAATCGCGTCATCCCGCAGCGTGTCATCACGCTCGCAGAGATCGCGCAGTGCGCGACGAATCACTTGATGCCAAATCCCTAGTTCAGACACGCGAGTTTAATTTCTGCGCGGGGGTTGTCCCTGTCCAGCGCCCACAGAACCACCTTCGCTTTGATCTGTCTGTCGTTGCCGATGATCTCTGCCGCCTGAAGGGCATCCATAATGAGCGATTCGTCCAGGTCTGGACGACGAGTTGCGTAATGAATGCGGCACCACATCAGCACGTCATCCAGTATCGGATCGCGCAGCGGCATCCGTGGTGCTTGCAGATGAAACTGCCGCGCATAGTTCAACGCCTTCTTGCTCTTGATCAGGCGTGGTCTGCCGCCCATCCGCACGATCTGTCGTTGGTTAGACTTGCTGGCAGGCTCACCCAGGATTGTGGCCTCCCACAACCAGTTAATATTTTCTGGAGCCAACAAGTTCTCTATTGCCATTTAACACTGCCTGTGTAATATGCTCACTGACTTTAGAGGTGACACATCGAAATGAAAATAACAAATAAATTCGATCTCCCCGACCCAGTGGTCAGAGCGATCACTGCTTACGACAAGGGCGACCAGCCTGAAGGGCTACGGGTCACGACCCTCATCGACTCTCCCCGCATCTCCCAGCTACGTCGGATGCACTACCCCAAGCTGACTGATGATGTAAGCCAGTTGGTCTATCGAGTGTGGGGCAGCGCCATCCATGAAATCCTTAGCCGCGAGACGAGCAATGCTTACGTCTCTGAGGAGCGGCTATCCCATGAGGTGGACGGCACACTGATCAGCGGAGCAATCGACTACCAGTTTGTCGAGGACGATGCCGTTGACCTCAAGGATTACAAGACCACGGCTGCCTATGGCGTCACACAGGGCATCAAGCCCGAATGGGAGCGGCAAATAAATGTCTACGCCTACCTGATACGACAGGCCAAGGGCTTGAAAGTGAAGTCAGCCAGCGTGGTGGCATTCATTAGAGACTGGCGGCAATCGGATGCCGATGTGCGAGAAGGCTATCCCCCCGCCCCTGTCCACGAAATCCCTGTCCATCTGTGGGCAGAGGATGAGCAAGACCGCTACGTCGAAGAGCGTGTCCGCGCCCACAAGAACTCCGAAGTGCAAGCAGACTTCGATGACCTGCCCCACTGCACCGACGAGGAAAGATGGGCACAGCCCACCAAGTGGGCAGTGCATAAGGGCACGAACAAACGAGCGCTCAAGCTCTTCGATGTTGAAGCCGATGCCAAGGTGTTTGCTGGAGAGGCAGAGGACAGAAACATTCAAGTGAGACCTGGACGCTATGTCCGGTGTGAATCGTGGTGCGCTGTTGCACCATTCTGTGATCAATATGATGGAGGTGACCAAGATGACTGAGATACCCAAGGAAATTGCCGAGGCTCTGTTCGCCACGGCCAAGGCAGTGGCGGATAATCCGTTGGTGAAGGACATGAGTAATGAGTTTGCCAAGTTTAAGTATGTGCCAATAGACTCTTATTACGCTGCCATCCCACCGCTGGCCTTACAGCACGGCCTGTTCTGGAGATGCAGGGAGACAGAGGTTGGAGGCGAGGGCAAGACCTTTAAGTTTCAGTATGCCTTTGACTTGATCCATGAGGGGGGTGCGACTGTCGAGGGTTATGACATCGTGACGATCTACCACCCAGCACAAGGTGCGCAGAGTAGTGGGTCTGCCCGAAGCTATGCGGACAAGCTCTTCATGCGCACCGCTTTCAAGTGTGTAACGGGAGAGAAGGACTCAGAGTTCTTCAATAGAGAACCGGAGGAAGACTTCGATCTGGGTGATGCTGATGCTACCGACAACAGCGATGAGGAGGTCAATGCAAAGCAGTTAGAGGATGCAACAAAGATTGAGCAGCCAAAGCCTGTTGCCGACAAGCCAAAGAAGAATGATGCGGCAGCGCCAATGTCATTGGAGGAGTGGCGGAGCGGTCTGCTGGATCACCCCGAAAAGCCCGTCATAATAGATGGGGGCAAGCCGATAATTTCAGGGCCAACCAACAGCGAGGGTGCGAACCTAATCCTAAAGACCATTGAAACATTCATGCCGCGATTGGGACTGGACGAAAGGAGTCCGATGTATTGCAAGGATGCTAAGGAGGTCAACACTATGATGAATGAGTTTTATAAAGTTGGAACAAAGAATGCGAGGAAATTACTGAATGAAATCGACCCTAAAAACGAAGATATTGTTTTGGGGTATTTCAAGGCTGCTAAAACAGCGGCCAACAATGGCGAAACCTGGAAATTAGAGGAGTAAATCATGGCAAAAAATCCACAACTAGGTGGCGGTGCCATCTTCCGCAACCAGCGTAAGGTTGAAAAACTAACATTGGCTGCGCAATACACACCGGACGGGCACCCTAAAGCCCCCGAACTGAGTGGGGATGTCGGCTTCACAAAGGAAGCAGTGAAGATGCTGGTCGCGCAGTTCAAGGACGGAAAGACAGAGGTCAGTCAAGTGACCAACCAGCACGAAGCGAAGCTGGAGATAGCCGCATCGATCAAGATGCAGCGAGATGGCACGACACCGTACCTGTCGGTCTGGTTCTCCGAGCCTTACGAAAAGCCAGCCGACCCCAAGCCAAGCGATGATCTTGATGACGACATCCCTTTCTAGCCCGACGAAGAAGGAGAGGTGGTGGGCGTGGCACCAAGAAAATCCCCACGTCTACCGCCTCTTCAAGCGATTCACGTTTCAAGCACTGATGAAACAGAGACACAAGCACCTTGGCGCATGGCTGGTCGTCAACCGCATACGCTGGGAGACCAGCATCGAAACGACGGGCGAAGACTTCAAGATAAGCAATGATTTCATTGCTTACTACGCAAGGCTCTTCATGGCACAGCACCCAGAACACAAGGGGTTGTTCCGCACCAAGCCACTGAAGGAAGAACGACATCAAGAGGAGGAGAGATAGATATGTTTGACGACATAGATATGTTTGACGACTATGAGATTGAATGTGGAATCCCGCTACCAAAGGCGATGAAAGATAGCCCAAGAACAGCAAAGGCTTTGAAGGCCCTTTCCGCCATGGCCGTAGGCGACAGCTTTGTAGCGCCAGATAGCGAATACAATATCATCTATAGGGTTAGGGAGCGGCTTGCTGACCACCGCACGTTCAAAACACGCAGGTTGGCTAACATTCATCCTGTCGGAAATCGCCGTAATTTAATAAGGGTATGGCGAGTAAAATAAGATGAAGGAAGAGAAAACAAATGAAGGCGATTGAATTACTGAGAGAAGCCGCTGACATCGTTGGTGTGCGCAACAAGACGCATGGCAACATTGATGAGTGCTTCGACATGACAGCGAAGTTCTGGTCCATCTACTTAGGGATTGAAGTCAAGCCCCGTCAGGTTTCGCGATGCCAAGAATTTTTTAAGATTTCCCGCGAAGCGGTTGGTTCGCCTAGTGAAGAAGATCACTACAAGGATTCATCAGCCTATGCCGCAATCGCGGGTCACCTCTATTCATCGTTTGAGAAGAAGGAGAAAGGTGATGGCGGGAGCTAAAGGAAGACCACGCCGCATGGACAGCGAACACAGTACCTATAATGTGCTGCTTCCTGAGACCACGATCACCGCCATCAAGGAAGAAGCTGAGACCAGCGGCGTCTCGTCTGCTCAAGTGGTGAGGGATGTGCTGGCAGATGGTCTGAGGGGGGAGAAGAAAAAGAATGGCACCATCCACAATTGGTGTGAGGCCATCAAATTAGCGATCCAAACCGTGCGCGAGGCGTATCCAGTACCACGATTCGCGGATGGCAAAACGCTTGGCGATCAAATCGCAGGTAAGATCGAAGATGCTATAAACAAAAGGAAAAGGTCCGATGGGGAGTGAGAACGCCTTCGATGAAAAGGTGACGCTGATCCTTGATGACTTCGATCAAGGCTACATCGATGCGCATGAGGCAGAACAGAAGCTCATGGACATGGGCTGGTGCAGCGAGGCAATCGCTAATACGCTTGAGGGTAGAGGCTCACTTGAGAAATCCGCCGCTGAGAATACCGACGACGACGGGTAGTCCCTTATAATTTTTCTTGATCAAGGCACTACGCTTTTCGCAGACATATCGGGTACGTCCAGTTGCTGAGTTGCGCCAGCCGTTTCTCTTTAGGGTTCGCTTCATAGCCAAGCATCCGGTCATGCCCATCTCGACCCATTCACCACGACTGTTTTCGTGGTGGCCCATGTATTCCTTGATGTCACCATTGACGTAGAGCATCAAGACAAACATCGATACGATTACACCGTCCATCTATTTGTGATCCTTTCTGCCGCCAAGAGACAATTGATTCTCTTTAATTTTCTCAATATTTTTTTCAATTGCTTCAATCCTCTGCCGATAAAAGTCGAGAGTCAATGCTTGCTGCTGGTCGAAGGGAGCCTTCCCTTCTTCAACCATTGCAACCAGAGCGGCGAACTCTTTGCTCAGATGCTCAATCAGCATGAACTGTTCTTTATCGGCGGGAAGCTCTCCCAACTCTCCTCGCGGCCATTTGATACGGAACTCTGTATTTTTTATGAGGTCGTCCTTCATAAGAATCTCATTGGTCTCTAGCTTGTTGAGGCGTTCAATGATTCCAAAGTAAGCCCACACCCCTACGGCAACAGTGACTATCAGACTGATCAGATTCCTGACAGGCATTGCGAACTTGGTACTGTCGTTGAGTTCAGTTGCTTTTGCCATGACCACCTCCACAAAAGCGAAGGGCCAGTTGACTAGACTGGCCCTTCTTTAGGTGTATCAACCAACACTGATGAGGTGACATCATGTGTGACGCTGACGTGTGTCGTCATGCCCAACGATTGTATCACCAATGCAACAGGGTGTCCATCAGGTGTTGCATGGGGTTTCAAGGGGTTGCAGGGGGTTGCATATCTTAGTCTTTTTTGCTCTCGCGATTAATGCCGTTCTTGCCTATGTCGGCAAGCTCGTCTTCCAGTTGCTCCCGCCGCTCTGCCCTTGTTCTCTGCCGATCTTCGCGTGGCTTCAGACCCCAGACTGTTCTGGCTACCACGTCATGGGCATAGATTTCCTCGCTGAGGAGACGAACTCTATCTATTAACCGGACAAGGATTACTTTGCTCTCAGAGATGTCATGTTTCAGGTCATCAATCTCGCGATGAATGTGCTTGTATTCCTGTTGCAAGTCTCGCGAAAACCTAGTGACGAGCCACCTCATAAACCAGAACAGGCAATAGCCTAGCGCCAGTGCGGTAAGAACAGGATAGCCGACTGTCTCGAACAGCCTCATTAAAGCGTTGATGTCCACTGTCACTCATATCCCTCAACTCTTAGTGACGATTGCCCTGGCTTTCGACATTGCGCGGTTGCCGAACCAGAACGAAATGATGCAACTCAACAGCCCCATTTCCTCTTCGCCAAAGGCGCTTTCCAGTGCCGTCGGCCAATCAACGTCTTGATTTGCAATCAGCGAATAGACCAAGCCTATTTCTACGGCGATGAACGTGCCCATGAACAGATAGGTAATGACCGGCCTGACACTGGCTTGAAGGGACACAACCCAGCCGCCATGTGCGGCCAGAGCCATGTCATGCTCATAGAGTTTTTCCGTCTCGACAATCTCCGCCTTGGCATCCAACTCCTCCAGCTTCATGGAGGATAGGGCCTGGGCATATTTGGCCTTGGCCTCCAGCATCGCAAGCTCTTGCTTGTTTGCCTGCCCCTGTTTGAAGAAGCCAAGTATTTCCGGAACAATAGATGTGCCAAACCCAAGCAGGCTGCCGAGAAGAGTGATCATTTCTTACGTCCCTTAGGCAGCGGCGATCCGGACTTACCCACGTACAGTCCGAAGAAGGCAGCGCCTGCACCTACGATGGTGGATATGAACGCCGCCTGCGCGTTGGTTGGATCGGGCAGCGCCATGAACCAAGTTGTGCTTTGGTAAAAGGCGTAGATGTACGCCAGCATAATCAGGCGCGGGATCACCCGAAACTTGTCGAGCAATCCCGATACCTGATTATACCAAGTGTGTGCCTCGTCTCCGGTGTCTGGCACCAGATCAGAGACGGCAAGCTCGTACTCGCGGGATGTCTCAACGACCTTGACTGTGTCGTCCTTAGCCATCGCCTCTTTCCCTTATGATTAGTGCGCCAACGGCTGCAACAATGCCAGCCCACATCATCCAAGTTATGGTTAACATCAACGAGAGACCTATCAGCACAGCAGCTACCGCTGCCCAGCTTGATGGCTCCAATACTCTACCCGATACCCAGTTCCACGCTTTCTCTACCATTTTTTAACTCCTCTTCTACTTCTCTAACGAGTGCAATCATTCTCTCTGCTCTCGCCGTTGTTTGCCTGTACCATTTTGAGTCAATCATTTCGTCTGCTGCGTCGGACCACCGGCCCTCACTAATCGCAGCACGGAATTTCTTGAAACCGGACAGCCTGCTACGGCCTAGTTGAAATGCCATAGCAGCGCAGACCAGTTGAATATTGTCTGGTAAATATTCAAAGTAGTCAAACAGTTCCCAACAGTCCTCCTCTACTATCTTCAGGTCTTCCTTAAACAGGTCGGCTACTCTCTCCTTACTCACTGGAGTACCAACTTCACAGCCATGCTCTCTGTCTTCAGGGGTAATCAGATGGCCTATGCCGCAGGTCGGATACCCCAAGTGATCCAGATAGACTTCATGCTTAATGCCTTCTTCACGCTCAAGAATTTCTCTCAGTTTCGGAAGGTTAACCATGGCAGGATTTATCTCCTTTCCAGCGCTTGAGACCGCAGCCTTCTAATTCCACCCAAGACTTCGTTGGTGAGTCTATCCACCTCATTCAAGGCCTTGCGTTTTCCAGCAGGGGAGGCTCTCCTATCCCACTGAACCTGTCTTTTGAAGGTCCTAAGTTCATCAAGTTGAGACTTCAGGTTTTTAATTTGCTCGGCATGAATTGCTATGTTGGCACGGGAACGGCGATACTCTTCCTCTCCCTTATAATCTCCACGCCTCCTCAGATTATTAAGAGTCGTATTGAATATATCTAGTTCTTGATAGAGGTCATAGAAAGTTTGGATCGACTGTCGCCCTTGGCTTTCTTGCAGGAAACGGCCAAGAACAGGCCATTGATCTAATCTTCTGGTAGGCCGTTCCGGAATGTCAGCGGCAACCCTTCCCGCAGAATCTGCCGCCATCAAAGCATAGGACCCCAGCGTTCCGACATATCCTCGGAAAATATGATCGATCTTTTGTGCGCTTATCCTACCGCCCTGCTTGTCTATCGCCTCTGAAAGCATTATTGCAAAGGGAGAGGCGTATTCAGGATCGGCCAGCCAGCCTTCATTCTTTTGATCCCAATAACTTAGGATAGGCTGCGATCTGTAAATGCTATGATTAAACACGCCCTCAACTACAGGAAGTGCCCATTGTGGGATCGGGTTAAAATTCAATGTTGAAAATGAGTGACGACGAAGTGCAGCCCAAGTCTCTCTGCCATCAGACGACCCATCGATCAGACGCATTATCCGTTCAGGAATAACCTTAAACAGAACACCCACTTCAAACGGGATGGGGATGCGAACAGCGGGAGCGTCCTTACTCATGCCCACCCATGTTGGTGGGATAATCCAGTAGTTATCCTTAATATATTCGGGAGCGTTATGATACCACGGGTTATCTTCTTCATCACTATGGGACTGATAGAGATAGTAGGCGGCTGTCAGAGCAACGATAGTTGCTGCACGGAAGTAGAAGTTTTTCCGACGAGCCTGCCTTCCCCAGTCAGAAACCTCACCCTTTGATCCCCTGTATAAAACATCCAGCCCCTGGATACGAGCATTCATAAAGGGAACTACCGCTGTCAAGTAACGGATGATAGGGCTGGCCCCCTTTCTGGAGAAGTTAATAACTTCCAGCGCCTCAAGCCCAGCCTGTGCCTCATTGCCTGTTGCCTCCAGCACAGAATTATATACAGCAATTCGGGTTGAAAGATCGGACGCTCCAGCAACCTTATCCCAGCCATACCATATGCGGCCTGGAAGATCGCGTGCCCGAATCTTCCGGCCTCTCTTCATATGGCCTTCAAAGGATTTCTTTACATTTTGGGGGTCGCCCTTAAAGTCATAACCACCGTACACACCCATGCCTTCCAGCGCACGGGCACTCACTGTGCCCATGAGGGCCTCGCCGTAACCACGCAGCGTGCCAACCACCGGTAGCACGTCAACGCCTGACGTTGTCCATGACGTGAGCGTATCGCGGAGCATATTGGCGGCCATGAAGCCAGGGTCCTTGGTGACCAGTTCTCTTAACAGTTGAGCAGGCAATGCTTGTAGTCCAAGGGATGACATACTGACATCATTGGTGACTGCCAGAGAATCGACCAGCATCCGGTCTCCAACCCAGTACCATTTGGTCTCGCCATTCACCCTGATGCCAATCTTATCGGCATGAGGTGTTGTGGGGGCCTCATCCTCTGATACAGGACGGGCCATCGTGTCGCCCAGCAAGCGCAGGTCCCTGATGCCACGGCTCACAGCCACGTTTGTCATGGACGATGTGATGGCAGCGCTGGCATTCATAAGGATGGTGCTGAGAGGGTCTTGGATTCTCTGTGAGCCTGCGATAATCGTAATGATTGCGTTGGGGTTCAGCTTGGCAAGCTCATCGGCCCGTTCCAGAATTTTTCCGCTGCGAGATGTATATGAACCGGCAGTGTCAGCCACGTTGTTGACCATCACCCGATACACCGGCTTACCGCCCTTGAGTTCCTTGGGCTGCTTGACGTTGTAGGAACTTGGGAAAAATTTATTGTTGTCCCTGTTCTCCAACCGTTCAAACAAGGTGTCTCTCAGAGGGTCTCCCTTAACGGACAGAACCTGATACTCAACACCCTCGTCGGCGTAAAACTCCCTGTAGAACGGCAAATAATCTGCGTTTGCTTTCCAAAGCTCACCCATCTGCTCGGAGATGACGCCCGTGTCCGTCATCAGATTGACCAGGGCGTTATTCCATAGCTGATATTCCTGATAAGCACGCCTGATCTCAGGAAATTTATCTGCAAGTTTCTCGAAAGTGGCAATCGTGTCTTCCGTGAAAAGTTTCTCGCGCTTTTCTGCGATGAGTCGTTTGGCTCTCATAGCCCCTGCATAGGCAAAGAATTGTGGCAGTAGCCCTGCGTTATCCATCCCCTGAAGGATGCCCACCAGACCCTTGACATTATCCGGACTCTCCCAGCTTACATCTTCCCCCGTAACCGGATCGATATAGGCCGTTCTTCTTATCATCTCTTGAATTTCTTCAAGACGAGCTTGTACAGTTTCAGTATGCCAGTGTTCAAGGCCTGTCGGATCAGTAGCCAAGAACATACCACGGGAATAGATGACCGGCGCTTTGGTAAGTGCAGCCGCGACAACCCCCGATGCTCTGGTCAGCATCGCCATCATCGCTCCCGTCGAGGAGTCAGCCATGATCTCGTCAACCAGCCCCTCTTTCGCCAACTGTTTTGCGTAGACCTTTCTGCCTTTCAGCCAAGGATGGTTAGCATCCACAGCCGCCGTGCGGAACTTGTCGCGTTTATTAAAGAATGAACTTGAGTCGTTTGAGTTCAGGCCAAGCCCTCGCATGATCTTCTCAAAGAAGGTCTCTTCCTGCCCGGTATCGAAGTGCTGTTCATGCAGCTTCTTCTCTTCAGGGGTGTAGTTCTCATCAAGCCCCCGCTTCACGCTGTACTTCTTGCGTAACTTCCGGTTCACCCGCTCATTAGGCTTGGCCTCTCCCGCCGCACGCTTTGCCCTGTTGGAAGAGGCGGG